TCCAGCAGGATGTGCTCCCGTTGCTCAACGGTTACTGCTTTTTCAAAACCTGTGACGGCTCCGCACATTATGTGCTTGGGCAGTGGGACATGCTCATTGCTTTCCCGCCCTGCACATATCTGACCGCCGCCAGCGCCGTGCGTGTGTTTAACAAGGACCACTCCGTAAAAGACCCGGAGAGATACCAAAAGGGAGTTGAGGCTGCGGCATTTTTTAGAGCATTTCTGGAGGCAGACTGCTCAAAGATCGCAATAGAGAACCCCGTGATGATGAAATGCTTTTGCTTGCCAAAATATGACCAGATCATTGAGCCTTTTATGTTTGGTGACCCTTGGCGCAAGCGCACATGCTTATGGCTGAAAAATCTGCCTCTGCTTGAGCCCACAGAGATTGTGGAGCCCCAAGGCCTTTGGGTGGGCAGCACTTGTGCCAACAGGGACCCGTCCATATACACCCGGTATATGCTCACCAGCATCCGGGACAGTAAACGCAGAGCAAAAACTTTTCCCGGCATAGCAGCCGCAATGGCTGACCAGTGGGCCGGACCGCTACCTACTTAATTGACCAATGAGCCCCCCCCCGCCAGACAGCGGAGGTGGGGCGTGGGAGGGCTCCATGAAATACATTGCATCCTGTTCTTTTGGCAAGGACAGCCTGGCCATGATACTCACCATCATAAAACACGGCTTACCTCTTGATGAGGTGGTCTATTGTGAAGTCATGTTTGACGAAACAACCAGCGCCGAATACCCGGAGCACGCTGATTTTATCCACAATAAGGCCATCCCTATCCTTGAGCTCTGCTACGGCCTCAAGGTCCGTGTCCTCCGGGACACAAAGACCTACAAAGGACTGTGCACCAGCTTGAGGGTCAAAGGCAAGTATGTAGGGACCCCTCTGGGCTTTCCAATGCGTCTGGGTCCTTGGTGTAACAAACTGAAAATGCGCCCCATCCGCATCTACAACAAAGAGCAGACAGATGAGGTGCATGAGTATGTGGGCATAGCCATAGATGAGCCGGAGCGCCTTGCCAGATTAACCCCAAACAAATCATCTCCGCTGGCAGACTACGGCATCACTGAGGAGATGGCCGTGGAAATATGCAGAGAGCATTTTCTGCTATCCCCGATATACCAAACTCAAGCAAGAAATGGCTGCTGGTTTTGCCACAATGCCCGCATTGGTGAGCTGCGTGACCTCTGGAAAAACCACCCGGAACTGTGGGCGGAGCTCAGAGAAATCCAGGCTATCTCACGGGTAACTTTCAAACAGGACTACACCATTTTTGAGCTTGAGGAACGCTTTGAAAAGGAGGCCGCAAATGCAAGCAACAGGCATAGTGAGGCGGGTGGATGACCTTGGGCGCATCCTCATCCCCAAAGAAATCCGCCGCAAATTCAAAATCAAAGAGGGTGACGCTCTGGAGCTTTTCATTGATGAGAAAGATGGAGAAATCACTTTCAAGCTCTATGAAACCGCTTTTGACAGAGCCCAGCGCATAGCCAAAGAGGCTGGCAAGCCCTGCTATGAGTTGTATGGTTGCCAGATCACTCCCACCCAAGAGGGTCACATCAACTGCCCCGGTGACTGCTGTGGAGCCGTGCAACACTATGAGAGGACAATGACCAAATGAACAAGACCACTATTGATGCCATGACCTCCACCGGCAAGGATGATTGGGAAACACCTGGCTGGCTCTTTGACCAGCTCAATGCGGAGTTTCATTTCACCCTTGACCCCTGCTGTACTCACAAAACAGCAAAGTGCTCCAAGCACTACACCCCGGAGGAGAATGGCCTCATCCAAGATTGGGGGGGGGAGATCGTCTTTTGCAATCCACCCTACTCCCGCAAAACCAACACCAACCCCGGCCAGATCGCCTGGGTGCAAAAATGTGCGGCAGAGGCCGAAAAGCCCGGCACCATCGTGGTGGCCTTGTTGCCAGCCAGAACGGACACGGAGCTTTTCCACCGCTACATATATGGAAAAGCGGAAATCCGTTTTCTCAAAGGCCGTGTGTCTTTTCTTGACCACGGCAAAGAAACCGGCAAGCCATTGTTTGGCTCAATGATATGTATATGGAGGTACACCCATGAAAATCATCTCTCCCAATGTTGAAATCCTCACCCCGCTGGATGGCCAGGCTGTCCTCCAGCACATTGAGCGCTGTGGCCGTGTGTGCTACAAGTCTGAGGATAAAATCACCGATACCAGCGCCGCCGCTTTTGTGGCCGGCATCATCAAGCGTGGCCATGAGGCCGTGCTGGAACACTTCAACATCACCGTCAAGTTTATCTGTGACCGTGGTGTGTCCCATGAGATTGTGCGCCACCGTCTGGCCTCCTACTGCCAGGAAAGCACCCGCTACTGCAATTACTCCAAGGACGGCTTTGGCGGTGAAATCACCGTCATCCAGCCCTGCTACCTGGAGCCCTATTCCCAGGGCTGGCAGTATTGGAAAGAGGCGTGCCAGACTACGGAGCGCCGCTATTTTGAGCTGCTTAATTGGGGATGCACTCCCCAGGAGGCCCGTGCTGTCCTGCCCAACAGCCTCAAGACTGAGGTGGTGATGACCGCCAACCTCAGAGAGTGGCGGCACTTCTTTAATCTGAGAACGGCACCCGCCGCACACCCCCAAATGCGTGAGGTGGCCAAGATGCTGCTCAAGCAGATGCGTGAAATGGTGCCCGGCGTGTTTGATGACTGCGGGGAGGTATGAGCTGATGAAAAGAGCTGAGATTTTAGAGGCCGCCCGTGTCTGCGTTTGCGGTGAGCGTGAGCAGGACTATGGCAGCCCGGAAAACAACTTTGAAACCATCGGCCTCCTGTGGGGCGTATATCTGAGAGCCGCCCACCCGGAACTGGCCAAGGTCATGGCCATCAATCATATCACTCCCAAGGATGTGGCCACCATGATGGGGCTGCTCAAGGTGGCCAGAATTGCCACCGGCTCCAACCCGGACAGCTTTGTTGACCTGGCGGGCTATGCAGCCTGTGCCGGTGAGATCGCTGAGAGGAGTGTGCAGCATGGCTAAGAAACGCAAGCGCCGCCAGCACTACCAGGAGAAGCCCCGCATGTGTGACCCCGGCATGTGCGACCACTGCCAGTATATTGGTGAGGGTGATTTCATCTGTGACAATGCCCCGGAGGGCCCTGTCATTGTAGTTGAGGGCTGGGAGCCCAATGAGAACTATCTGCGCTGCCGCAAGGGCAGCCGCCATGAATAGGCGGGAGAGGCGAAAGCTGCAAAAGCAGGGCGTGCAGGTGCCCAAAGACCCCGCCATCAACATCAAACTGTCTGAGCTGGGCAGCAAGATGATGACCCCCAACATGCAGAGGGCCATGGTGCATGAGATCAACCAGCAATGCCTTGAGGCTGATGAGAGGCTTGCGCTGGATGTTGATACCATGGTCCTCTGGACCCTGCACACTCATCTTGGTTTTGGCAAAAAGCGGCTCCATGACTTCTATGTGGCCATGGCCGCAGAACACCGCCGGATGCGTGAGTATTACCAGCTTGATGACCTATACCCGGAACGCTACAAGCTCAAGGAGCTGGGCGTGGATGTAGAACAATGGCAAAAGGAGGTGCTGACCGATGGCACATAAACCTTGGGAAAATGCGGAGGGCTACCATGACCCCACCGCATACAACGCAATTAAGAATATCAGTGACACGGAGCGTGAGGCCCTGGATGCCAAGGTCAACACGCTCATCAAGGTCCTCAAGTTTATCATCTCTGAGAGCGGCTTTGAGCTTGCTGCCCGCATTGAGCTGCGGGACAAAAAGACCGGGAGGTGCTTTAGATGAGGACCAGGGACATTTACACGGCAGCCGTCAAAAAGTTTGGCAAGGAGCACCAGCTTGTCCTCTGCATGGAGGAGATGGCGGAGCTCACAAAGGAGCTCTCCAAGAATATGCGGGGCTCCAAGAACATCACCAACATCTCTGAGGAGATGGCTGATGTGGAGATCATGCTGGAGCAGTTGCGTGTGATCTTCGGCAACCGCTCTGAGGTTGACACTATCAAAGCAGAAAAGCTCCTCCGCCTGGCTGACCGGGTGGAGATGCCCACAAAGTAAAGGAGCGCCACCGTTATGCAATATGACCGCAAAATAACAATTTCCGCCGGTAGCAACCGGCGTGCAATGGTCTGGAGCGCTCAAACCCTGCTCATCTCTGAGCTGTGGGCAAAGCTCCAGACACCCGCCAGAGGCACGGAGCCCCTGGCAGAATATCTGAATATGAAAAAGGCCCAGCAAGATGACCTCAAGGATGTTGGCGGCTTTATGGCGGGCACCCTCTCCGGCCCCCGCCGCAAGGCAAACAATGTGACCGGGCGTGATGTCATCACCCTGGACCTGGACAATATCCCCGCCGGTGGCACTGAGGATGTGCTGCGCCGTGTGGGAGGGCTGGGCTGCGGCTATTGCATATACAGCACCCGTAAGCACAGCCCGGCGGCTCCCCGTCTGCGTGTCCTGCTGCCGCTGGACCGCACGGTGTCCGCAGATGAATATGAGCCCCTGGCCCGCAAGATGGCGGAGTACATAGGCATTGAACTCTGTGACCCCACAACCTTTGAGGTGTCCCGCCTTATGTACTGGCCAAGCTGCTGCTCTGATAGCCAGTATGTCTATCTGTGGAAAGACCTGCCGCTCCTCCATGCGGACGGTCTGCTGGCCCAATATGATGACTGGCGTGACTGCACCCTCTGGCCGCAGGTGCCCGGCGCTCTGAGCCTCCCCAAGCTGGCTGTCAAGCAGGGTGACCCAGAGGCCAAAAACGGTGTGGTGGGCGCTTTCTGCCGCACCTTTGACATCTACCGTGCCATGGATGAACTCATCCCCGGCATGTATGACCCCGTGGACAGTATGCCCGGAAGATACACCTATCTGGGCGGCTCCACAACCGGCGGTGCCGTGATCTATGACAGCGGCAAGTTTTTATACAGCCACCATGCCACTGACCCGTGCAGTGGCCGCCTGGTCAACGCCTTTGACCTTGTGCGCCTCCACCGTTTTGGTGACAAGGACGATGAGGCCCAGCCGGGCACGCCTACCAACAGGCTCCCCAGCTACCAGGCCATGTGTGAGCTGGCCATCTCTCACAGTGATGTGGCAGCGCTGATGAGCCAGGAGCGCTACCAGGAGGCCGTCAAAGACTTTGAGGGCGTAGAGCCCACCAATGACGATGACCCCGCCAACTGGATGGCCAAGCTGGCCGTCAACACCCAGACTGGTCTACCCAAAGCCACCATTGATAATGTCTGGATCATCCTTGAAAATGACCCGATGCTCAAAGGCAAGTTTGCCCTCAACCAGTTTGCGGGCCGTGGTGAGGTGCTGGGTGCCCTGCCATGGGATGGCCGCACAAAGCGCCGCCTCTGGGATGACAATGACAACCAGGGCCTCTACTGGTACATGGAGAAAACCCACCACATCACCGGCAACGGCAAGATTGATGGCGCACTCTCCCTGCACTCCACTGCCCACGCTTTCAATGAGATACAGGACTATCTCAAAGGGCTCAAGTGGGACGGAGTGCCCCGCCTGGACACCCTTTTCATTGACTACCTGGGCGCTGCTGACAATGCCTATACCAGAGCCGTGACCCGCAAGGCTTTCACCGCCGCCGTCACCCGTGCCATGGAGCCCGGTGCCAAGTATGACAACATGCTCATCCTGGCCGGTCCCCAGGGCATAGGCAAGAGCACCCTGCTGGATAAGATGAGCAAGGGCTGGTTTAATGACAGCATCCGCACCTTTGAGGGCAAGGAGGCCTCTGAGCTTTTGCAGGGTGTCTGGCTGGTAGAGATTGCGGAGCTGGACGCTTTCCGGCGCACTGACATTGCCCGCATCAAGCAGTTTCTCTCCCTACGCAATGACCGTTTCCGTGCAGCCTATGGCCGCCATGTCAAAGAGCTGCCCCGCTGCTGTGTCTTTTTCGGCACCACCAACACCACTGACTACCTGCAAGACCGCACCGGCAACCGCCGTTTCTGGCCCGTTGACACCGGGGAACAGCCACGCACTAAAGATGTGTGGACTGATCTGGCCGGAGAAATTGACCAGCTCTGGGCTGAGGCCGTGGTCCGCTGGCAGACTGGTGAGCCCCTTTTCCTCAAGGGTGACCTGGAGGAGATGGCCAAGGCCAAGCAGGAGGAACACCGTGAGGTGAGCACCCGTGAGGGCATCATCACGGAGTTTCTGAGCAAGCAGGTGCCGGAGGACTGGCAGAGCTGGCCGCTGGACCGCCGCCGGATGTTCTGGGGCGGCGCCGTGCAA